GTACTTCAACAAGAACTCATTGGTTTCTTCCGAAACCCTGGGCGGGAGATTCACAAAGGTAGTGAATCGGCCAGCTATGAATCCAGTCGAAAGACAGGAGGTCAGGCAGGACATCTGAGGTGGCTCGTCGGGGTCGACGGTCTTCGCGAACGGGAAGGTCTTTTTGGAATGTCCGAAACACACAAACTCACAAGGACAAGTGAGAGAGTGATTTTCAACCCGTTGAAAATGGTTTCGGGACGTGTGGGAGAACTTCAGGATCTTGAGGAGATTCTGACTTCTAAGGTACAGGAATTTGCTGATGGGCCGAAGGCCCTCCATGCAAAAGTCGAGGCGGTTCTTGAGCCATTTAAGGTTCGAACCATCTCAAAGGGTGAATCCCTTCCGTACTACCTTGCGAAGCGAGTTCAACTCGTTCTCCACGGTGCTATGAGGAAAATGGACTGCTTCCGTTTAATCGGAGCACCCCTTAATCCGGCGGATCTGATCGAGATCAGGAAGAATACCAATGTCTTTACTGACAGTACGGTATTAGAGTGGTTGTCAATTGACTACTCTGCGGCGACGGATGGACTCAGTGCGAGTCTATCTTCGGCAATCATGAAGGAACTTCTTGGTAATTTATACTTTGAAAATCCGGGGTTGTATAACATGATGTTGAGCGTTTTAGCTCCTCACCTTGTTTCCTACCCAAAGGTTGCTGGTGTCACCCTTCCAGACGTTCTGCAGAAGAACGGCCAATTAATGGGGTCTGTCCTCTCTTTCCCAGTCCTCTGCCTTGCCAACCTTGGCCTTTACCTTACTGTTCGACAGCGAACCCATGAATGGGCTCCACTGAAGAATTTGCTTGGTTCGGTCTTGGTCAACGGGGACGATATGCTCTACATAGGGTCTAAGGATGAGTGGAACCTCCACACTGAACTAGGCGAGCGAATCGGCTTGAAGATGAGTGTCGGAAAGGCCTACTATCTTTTAGCTTATGCTAATGTTAATAGTACTTCCGTAACTATGAATCTTAAAGACGAAATTTTGACTCCGGTCGAGATTAAGTTCTTGAACGTGGGTCTCCTTGTAGGTAGACATAAAGTCCTCGGCAAAGTTGGCTCTGACGATGGTCCTGTCAAATCACCAATAACTGCTGTCATAGACGAAGTGGTGCGAGGGTCTCTTCCTGGGAAACAGGCAGAAATCTTCAAACTGTACAACTCAATGCACAGTCAGGAAATTTTGGAAGAACTGCAGGGCCGGAATCTCTTCTTACCTCAGATTTTGGGAGGAGCTGGTGTAACCGCTCCTATCGGAATCAAGGTCCATACTTCACCGCTCCAGATCGGAGTTGCGATGTACTGGGTTAAGAAAAGGCATTTATCCCAAATGAAGTGTCCTCTTCCGGAGGGTAAGACAATTGTCGAACCATCTCTAGAATCGAAGGATCCATTCC